GAAAGGGTGACCAACGGCGGTGCGGAGGACGGAAATACAGGATGGACGGTAAGCGGGGCAAATACGGGTTCATCGACAGGCTCCATATATGAAGGAGACAGGGCGTTCAGAACTTATGCTTCCATTGATGGTCCTGCGGGCGTGTATGGGACTGTAACGGGGTTTATATCACAAACAGTAGATTTTACGAATGTGGATGAACTCACGTTTTGGTATAGGGTAGCCACATATACTAATGTTGACACAGCAGGAACACCACATTTCAGAGCATTGATTGGCGGTACAGCGGTGTTCACTCGAACCTCTGCACAATCATCATGGACAAAGGTAACTGTCGATACATCGGGCATAACGGGTGAACAGACGTTAAGGTTTGAATCCTATGCAATGAAAATACAACAACAGATGCCCGGAGGTTCAACAGTTGATGCTTACATAGACTCGATCTCAGCACTAGCCCCCGACTCATCAAAAAAGTACATCGACTTAATGGGAATCAATATAGCAAGGTGAACACATGACATCAAAATCAGAATCAGTATCCTTTGAAGATATATTCGACGAGAGCACAGTAAAGGCCCTCGAAAGCGCAGAAACGAATGAGGAATACGTAACAATCCTTAGAAAGCAGATATCCAAGTTCATCGGCCAGAAGGTAGTCGAGGCAACAAAAGCGGCCTTCTATGCTGACCGTGAAGCCGCAAGGATAGCCTTACAGGAGTCCTTTGACAGCACATGGCAGGCCCTTGAACATGCTGCACAGGCAGACGGTAACTGGACTCGCAGACCGGAATAACGGCCTGAAATGACACAGAGGGCCGAGCAGTGAAATATCCATTAGTATTCCCTGGCAGATTCGGTAAGCTTGAACTGGGTACAGAAGCGACAATATCTCTGTCGGCTGACGTGTCCTTTACCGACAGCACAGGCGCATCGGCAACAGTGGCACTCACGCCCGCTGTTTTTATATTATCAGATGATTCGATTTCTGCCAGTGCCACGCTATCCCTGGCAGGCTCAGTATCGACTGCAGACTCCGCTAAACTGGCAGTGTCCTGCTCGATATCCCTTTCAGCAATATCGACAGAAACCTACCTCATATCCCTGGCAAGTGCCTTATCCCTTGCGGGCAGTGTGGCCTTTGCCAACGAAACCATGAACGGCGGCAGGGCAACCATGCAACTGACGCCGTCGATAGGAATCACTGATAGAATACCTCTCGTATCCACGTTGAATATGAACCCGGGTTTTGACAGGATGAGGAGCTTTGGAGATATCTCTGCTCTTGCCTCAGAATCTGTCGACATCTCGAAGAGCGTCAATGATACCATGTGGGTGCTCACAACCACCGTCAGGGGGGGTTCGCCTGTCGAATTCTTCCACTATTCGTACGAAACTAAAGATCACATAGGAACTGACCAGGTCATCTTCACCGGCTTCACACCGGACACCGTGAACCGTCACACCGCTCTACAAAATCAATCGGATGTCGTGATGTACGATTATGGCTGGTATCTATCTGCCCAATACCTGCCAGATGATGCACTGGTCATCAACCTTGGCGGAAACAGAACAACCTGGGCAGAGTGGATCAAATATCTCCTCGAAGGAACAGGTATCACACCCTACAGGATAGCCTCTTCAACAGCGGACGACAAGGAATTCAACTTCACTGCCAAGACCACAAAGAGAGATGCAATTGATGCGATATCGAAATACTGTGGATTCATATTTGTGGTCGGGTGGAACACATCAACGCCCCCGGAGCCAATTGCATACTGGATTGACCAGGAGGACATCGACGACCCATCAGCTGGCCTGGACCTACCCGCACCTGTGACGATCACATGGCCGGATCCTCATCTTGTGGAGATACCTTCGGTACAGGGAACTCCGGAAGAGAAAATCAACAGGGTCCGCATCAGAGGCAATGACACTTCAGGCAACTGGTATTCTGCTACAATGCAGACACCTGCACTGACTCACGGGGAAGAGATTGCAAGAGAATACTATGAAGAGTCAAGTGCCTGGAACTCCCAGGCAAAAGTGAACGCAAGAGCACTTGCACTGTACAACTACTTCACTACAACCACGTATACGGTTGAAGCCAAGTTCCTCAAAAGAATGGACTTGAGATTATACCAGAAGATCAGATTCCAGGGGTCTGGATTCCCTTCCAAGCTCACTTCATTGGGATGGCTCCGGATAATCGGGATCCACTACCATATCTCGGGAATCGAGAAGTATGTCACCATCAAGGCTGTCACCGACAAAGGCCAGTTGTCATTGCTGTTGGAGCGGATGAACTACGCTGCAGGTGGGACTATCAGTGACATCGACACTATCGTGTCGAATCGGATCAGTGCCATCCCGATGACGGAGGTCGGCACTGTTCTGTCCATCAGCGGAGATATTGCCACAGTGCAGACAGAAAGCGGAAAAATAGTACAGGCGAGGATCATATCTTGAGTGTGGAACCTGGTAATCGTGGAATAGTGCAGAGGTTTGGGGGTGAGACAGGGTTTTTTGTCAAAGGTAAGATACCTCAAGTAGGAGACTCATGTATATTGTATCCGGTCGATGGTTCGGATGCCCCTGTGTGCATCCCATCATTTTCCAATTTCAATGTAAACGATTTTGTTTTTTTGATGCCGGACTTCAATTTTGATTTCCTTGCTCAGTTTCCTTCGTGGCAACAATATTCTCCGCCGCCTGTGGACAGCTATCATGACTTTCGGATGTATGTATCAAATACGGGGCAGTGGATATACGGAGACAGTGGTGAGCCGGACGTGTTCCTGAAAACAGATGGTTCGGGATGGGCGAGCCCTCAAGCCCTATTTGGATTCCTGTTTGAAGATGCGCGCTACCTACCCGCGGACTGCTACATTGACGTAAGGATGGTGAACAATACTCACTTTGAGATATGGGCGGGGTCAATCAACCCCAGGGCCGTTTATCACAATACTCTCTACTACAAGAACACGCTGCTTACACAAGGTACAGGGTCTACAATGCCCACGGTGCATGTGATATTACCGATTTGATTTGTATATTAGGTGCGTACACCTCTCGACTTGATTATTTCGGCCCGAGGAATCCTCTTCCATCCCCCAGATATCACCGCAACCTGGATATCCCCGAGATCTATCATCGATCTTACTTGTTCGGGAGACATGTTCAGTGCCAGGGCAGCTTCGCTAACAGTATAGTAGAGTTTCACAGTCTCACCTCGTCAACAACCCTCGGCTGACTCATCGACATTTCAGCCGCGTAAGTTCCACAACCTCTAATTATCCGGCTGTAGTTCTTCAAGCACCACTGCCTAACCATCTCCCTGTACATCCTCACAGCCAGCCTTCTATTGCCACACCACATCACATGAGCACCACGGGCCTGCAAGGAGGCAAGAACGGCAATCTTTTGATTAATCATCAAGTCATTACCCGGGTTCTTGGGTGGGAGATAATTCAACCATGTAATGAGGTCACATTCTACAAAGATGTAGAAATGAGTGAACCGGGGATCTGCTTTGAAGCGGTCAATCTCACGGTAGAACCTATCGCGGTTCTTCCGGTTCTCACCGTCCTTCCCAAAGAGAGTACCATAGAAATCAGAACACTCTTTCCGGTCAACTACAAATCCAGCAAAGTTGTTTTCAATGCGGCTTCCTCTTTCGATGTAACATTGATAGTCTCCTACCTGCTGGAAACCAGATGTTTCTTTCAGGAGCATCGGCTTTGTAGGATATCCCAGTTCACCGGAAGTCCATGGCTTTTGTTCATTTGAAGCTACAAAGATGGTGATATCGAGAGTGTCTATCCATTTAGACAGCTTCCTGTTGAGCTTCCCACGGGCCTTCTCATCGCCGGGAAATTGGCGGAGGTGACTATCCAGCTGGATGATCTCTGTTTCGAGGTCAACTTGGATGTCAGGATGTAGAGGCATTAGTTCCACCACCCATGAATCGCGGCAAAAGGAGTTACATATCTATCCAAACACTCCACTGCAAGAGTATTTCCCACTACGACATTAAACTCAGTTGAACAGAGTATTTTATTAGGTCAGGGTGTGTATACCAAATGCCGTTGGTTAATATTGTTGAACTATTGTTTAATAATAATTCTGGTACTATTGACATAATACACTCTCCAATTTTATATAATGGATTATAAACCAAAAATAACCAGAGTATTACGAATAGTCAAATAAATACCTACTGCGGTAGGTACAATTGTATAAATTTTATAAGTGTCCTGATACAACCTGTAAATTACATAAAAAACAACGACTGCACCGAGTTTTAATAAAACTAGGATAAATAAACCATACTGTAAGAAAAGGAAATGTAGAACCGGATTCGCCTCATATCCCAATCCTGCCGAGATTGTGTATATTGTAGTTGCACAATCTAACACGATAAAAAATAGTAATAGGAACTTGCTATCTTTTAGAAACGCCCCGATTTCATGCTCATAACCAGATCTTGATTTCATAGTTCCTCCGGATGTTCCGCGTAGTACTTTGCGTCCTCTTCGATTTCTTCAGGTGTGGGGATGGCTGCCTCATATTCGAGCTTGATCACATCGAGAATCATGCCTCCACCCCCATCTCTTCCTGTGTCACAAGTCCGGATATCCCGAACTGCCTCTTGAGCGCGAAAACCTCCGCAACCTTACAGCACATTGCACTCTTGTAGGTGTTCCAGATGGGATTCTTCTTGTTGTACTCTTCATAATCAGCATATGCAATGACTGGCCTTCTCCCCTTCCTATAGCAGACAGCCCAAGCACCAATGACCTTGCCTCTGCCTCCTTTCCCAAAAGAGTGGTTGACCTTGTTCTTCTCCATGTCAATTGAGAACTCGTCATTCTCACAGACGGCCATTGACTGGATACCATCGAATTCAGGATCTCTCTGAGCAACCTTCAGATACCCATCCCTGCTTGTAATGATGGTCTTCATCTGCTCGGAGTAGAAGATCTCCTTGAGGAATGGATCCAGACCGTAGGTGTTGGCAATATGCAGGAACATCTGCAGCTCACTGTCACTGATGCCCTTGGCCACGGTGTCCTTGATGGTCTCTATCTGGTCCCGGGTGTATTGATGATTGGCCTGTGCTACCTGCCTGCGGGGAGCTGGAGCTGGAACAAAAGATTGGTTTGTCGGGGGCTCGTATTCTGGTTCGGTGGACTTCTCTTCCTTCTCCGCCTCTGTGCTTTGGTCGGCTTCCGGGGCCTCAGAGGAAGACTGTTCACCACCCTTTGGAAACATTGCACCCAAACACAGTGCTTTGAACTTGCTGAACTCCGGACAGTCCTCTGTGGACCTGTCTGCAACATCCATCCAGAACATTTCATTCTTCTTGAAGTCAATGCCACACTTCACGCCATCGATGAGTAGTGAGTAGACATTCTCGTTGACTTTAAGTGCCTTGTTTTGCAGCAGTACTGGTATGATCTTATCTTTTTCAAGTTTTAGTGACATTTTTTAACACCTCATTCATCTCTTGCACACTCGCCTGCCTGCCCATTCGGGATGTGCACTTGATTCTTTCACAGTGTGCCCGGTCTCCGCAAATTTCCCACAGATGACACACACCTTCAGGTGGTACTCTTCCTCGCAGACATTATCACAAAAGGTGTCACCTTCGGGGAGTTTGTGACCACAGAGGCGGCAGGCATTTGACTGGAGCAGTGCTTGCATTCAGTTCATCTCCAGTACAGCCATAATATCTTTCAGTGCCTCTGTGACAGTGTCGTTGCTCTCTGTTTGTGCACTTATGATGTCAAACGCATCGTAGAGGAGCTTTTCATCGTGGTCAGTGAGAGTGATTGTTCTCATTCAGACCAACCCCATGACCTTTTGAAGCTCGCAAATCTTCCACACCTCGAAGGAATGTCTCTCGTGTTCCAGGTCAATCTGAAGGAGAGCAATGTCATTCTCAAGAGCTCTCTTGACCTTATCGAGGCGGTCATATTCTGGGTCCTGTTTCAGGCGAGTGTCGAGTTCTATGTCACGGCCTTTCTCATTTGAGAGTCCAAGTGCTTTGGCCTGATCTTTGTCCTGTGAGAGTGCCTGTATGTCAAGATAGTGACCTGTCCGGATGGATTTGAGATCGTCCATGATGCGTTCCAGTTGGGTTCTCTTTGCGTGAAGGTTCAGTGCAAGTGGCTTAATCTTATCTTCCATCATCACCACACCTTGCATCTTGCACACCGTGGCTTGTGCATATAGAAGTTGTCAACGTTCCCAGTATCACACAGTGCCTTCACGACCCTGGCAATGATCGGAGCAGGTGCCCAGCCATCCAGTTCTACAGCGCATGGGAAATGAGGAATCTGTTTCTGTACCCAGTCGTACACATCTTCAAGGACATCGCCTTCGATCTTGTGGAATGGGTCTTCTTCACTCGTCCAGTATTCCCGGGGGAAACGGGACATGTCAATTCTGATAGTTGTTTCAGTTTCTTTCATTTGCTTTCCTTCTTTTGTTGTTGATTTTGCCCGCAACGGTTTGTGGGGGTTATTTGGGGTGGTTGGAAAGGTTGGTCTTTCAAAAGAGACCGTTGCGGGCTAGTGACCATGTCGGGATTTGAACCCGATTACGCCCTTCTGCTAGCTTTGGCCCATGGTCTTGTTGATCTGTGGAGCAGGCAGGATACAGGGAGGTTGTTGTATCCTACCCGGATAATCGTTAAGCTATCACCCAGAGATGTTCATGGCCTGCACAGCATTCCGGGCACCAGAAGGCATGGTTCTCTGCAAGAGGATTGACTTGGAACCTCCTGCCGCATGATGCACATGTCAGTTTCTGGTGAATGGTTACAGATGCTTCAGGAATTGCGTTCATTACAACACTCCTTCGATCAGTTCACGTATGAACGTGCTTCGTGGCGTCCCCTTGCGCTCTTTTTCTATCTTGTCAAATGTTTTCTGGGAAACCATTGCAGTTACGTATATGTTTCTAGGGTTGTCGGTTTTTTTGTTTGCCATTTTTACACCGTAATTGTCTTGTAATACATTGTAAGCATTTAATCTATTTAAAGTTTACCGTATAATCAAAGTAAGAGCAAACTATATATAACATTAGCTCATACATATGTATGAGTAACATGACTGAAAGAACAATATTCCAGGATAGAAACAAAAGAACGTACATCTGCATCCCTGCCTACCTTCGGGATAAGTTCGGCCTGAAGAAGGGCGACATGGTAGATGTAGCAGACACCGAGAACAGCATAGTAATCACTCCGCTAAAGGAGCAGTAACCAAGAAAAGAAATTGCATTAAAGGAATCCCTGAAACCGAGGCCCCAGAGACTCTAGTAACGACTCACAATCAAATATTGTGATTCTCTGATTAAATAACTTCCGGTCCTGTCCTCGTGGATTCCTCAAAACAGGAGGCAAAAAAACATGACAGAATTCAAGGACCTGCAAACACTCGCAGGAGAACTGTATAGCGCAAAGGAATCAAAGCAATGGCTCTTCGCCCACACCAGAGATGAGGAAGAATACCACCGGATGCGCCGAATGCTCAGGCAGCTGTCCACATGGAAGCCGGTTGAGTGGAAGGGAAAGCCGGGGGAACGTGTCGCTGTTGAGGTGGCATAATGAACTTCATGCAGATCAAATCCCCCAGCAACGGCGAGAAATTGTATCTTGATATTTGCTCGACTGCAGACCAAGAACACAGCATCGCAATAGAAGTTGGGGGCAATGCCCCCCTGAATTGCCATATGACCACCTGCACCACTAGGAGGCCATGTTATACATGAACCCCATCGGTTATATTAACAGTGGTGGGTCAAGTTCTGACGAGCTTCAGAGCCTCAGAGAACATCCCACAATCAAGGACTTCGCCTCAGTCGATGGAGAGTTATATGACTTAATCAAGTCAACGAACAAGACTCCCCTTCTCATGGTGGACTTAGCCAAAGCAATTACTGCCGGGGGTGAGGTGGAATGACTGCTCCAGTTAATGACATGTCTCTTCCGGAAGCAGTTGACTACTATGAGAGCATAGGCATGTGTCCTCATCCACTCTCGAGGCCAGATGACCATGGAAACAGCCCAGGCAAAAGGCCACTTCTGGAAGACTGGAGCAACTATAAACCACTCTCCGACCGGGATAAGGTAAAGTACTTTAAAAATAATAGGTGCAATATCGGGAACGTATGTGGTCAAGTATCAGACGTGACCGTGATTGACCGGGATTTTATCTGTAAAGGGATATGGGACTATATTTTTGAGGGGATTGATACAACTGACTTTGTAATTCAGTCCAGAACCACCGGGCGTGATCATTTATGGTTCAACTATTCACCTATAATTGATTCTATGAAGCACCATGCACTTGGTTTTGAAGTGCTTAACAACGGATCCAATGTTGTGATCACCCCGTCGGAGCATGTCTCCGGAGCCAAGTATCAGTTCAACAAAAACCCCACAGAAAGACCCCATCTTCCAGAAGAGGCAGTGGTCAGAATTAAAGAGGTAACCAAAACATTGTCCTCGCTTGAGTCAAAAGTAAACAAATGCAGGCCAACTTTCCAGAAGTTCTTTAAGGCACACTTCACCGATAACCAAAAGAGCAACCCACATTTTAGGGACATGTCGGTTTTCCATGGCGCATCCGGTCGAGAGCTGACACTTCATCTGTTTGCCGAACTTTCGAGGAACGGAGCAACAAAGCAAGAGCTCATGCTGCTGTGTATGTTAATCTTCATGGATGATTATGATGCGGAAATGTCGGCATACCAGATCGATAAAATCAACCCCAATGCAACGGCAACAACCGAGTCTATAAAGGCACACCCCGTCTTATCACAGTTCCATATAGACAGAGAGAAGGCACCTGTGAATCCGCGGGAACAAGAATACATCTCACAAAAAGATGACGGAGTCGATGAGATTGATTCTCAAATAAAAGAGGCAGCGGCCGCGATAGCCGAGGGGGGAGATCCAGTTCAGTTTATCCTTGATACTCATCAGTCTCTGCACGTGGGGGACCTCGAACTTGCTAAGACCTTACTAGTATCCGTTGGCGTTCAGTCGGTTCTAAACGCGGACGGCATCCAGCCCAAGGTGAGCGGGGAGTCTGGTAAAGGAAAGACACACTGCTGCAAAGCCATGGCACACCTTGTGCCACCTGAATGGATTTTTGAAACAACGCTATCAGACAAGGCCATTTTTTACATGAAGGGGCTGAAGGATGGCAGTATCATCTTCTGTGATGATATTGATTTATCTGAAACACTGGAAGGCGTAATCAAGCGTGCGACCTCCAACTTTCAGACGGGAACCACATACACCACATTGGATATTAAGCGAAGAGAGGAAACAAAGAGGATACCCTCCAGGATATCTTGGTGGCTCACTTCGGTGGACGACGACCAAAGCCTGCAGCTGCTAAACAGACAGTTCGGCGGGGGCGTGGACGAATCAGAGGAACAGGATAGAAAGGTTGTGGAGTTCCTGTCAAAAAAGGCCGCATCTGGTGAAGTTGGCCTACCCCTGAACGATAACGTACTGATCTGCAGAGAGATCCTCCGGGACATAAAGTCAAGCAATTATATTGTGAAAATCCCTTTCGTAGAAAGAATTACATGGAGAGATACCAGGAACCGCAGAAATTATTCTATCTTCCTGGATATCCTGAGGGGATATACCGTTCTTCGACATAGACAAAGGCAGAAAGACCATGAAGGCGCCTTAATAGCAGAAGTCCAAGACTTCAATGATGCCAAGGCACTATATACTGGGAGGGCGGGGAACCAGGGACTAAAGCTAAGTGATGCGGAAATGCGGCTATGTATGGTACTTGCTGGCAGGGGAGAAGCTACCCGGGAAGAAATCGCCAAGGCTCTGGGGAAATCCGTGGGTAGAGTATCACATCTAATTTATGGAAAGGACAGAAACAAAGATGCTGGCCTCCTCCATAAAGTTGAGGGATTCTATGTTGAAAAAAGAATAGTTGAGAATTCTGCGGGGCACAAAACACTGAAGACATATCTAAAACTCGATAAATTCGACGCCCTTGGAATGTTTGACTCGGTGGTGTCTCTAGATGCGGGTGATACACACTGTTACCCGACTGATACCCCCACTGATACCTCCATAAACAATAACAATAGACACACTGATACCACTGATACCAATATAGATAGAGTGCGGCAAAAAACACTGAATTGTGTGAAAACCGAGAAGTCTGATTCTTTACGTACACAAAAGTCAAAACAGGGTATCAGTGGTATCAGCGGTTCGACTGATAGTGAAAAAGGAGGTAACAGTGGTAGTAACATCGCTGGTAACAGCGCATCGGCGCCCCCGCATGATATCGATAATATGGGTAACACCGCTATGCTGGAACACTTGTTGGCTTGGGCGCCACAATGGGAATCATCACACAAAAAGAGCATCAATCACCTCAATGTGACTCATGTGGCAATGGAATACTGCAAGAGGTATAGTGTGCCTTCTGACAAGTTTACTGAAGTTAATGATATCATTAGACGGTATGCTAAGATATCCACCGAAAGACCGATGTCTGGTCCATTGGACACAGAAGGTGAGCAAACACAAGCCCATTGTGTAGACTGTGGATCCTCCCCAGCTCTCAACAAATCTATCCTAATAAATGGCCAGACAGAACACCGTTGCCATGAATGCTATCAAAAATATGTCAACCGGGCTGTAAAACATCCTGACCAACCCGGACTCGTGGAGGGCTCCCTATGACCTGCCCCACCTTCACCACCGGAATCGAGCGCAAGATGAATGCAACCATCTGGAAAGCTCGCCGACTCATAGAAGACCGCTATGACCCCTCAGGAGTGTGGAAAGGTGAGTGGGTCATCAAGTCCTACGAAGGCCCAGAATCCCCATATCGTGTGGAACTCCATGTCCCAGCAGGCTCACCTCCCCATGTGTATATCCTGGCAGACTACTCAGCAATGCAGGTCAAAGTGTTCGGTCCTTTCATGCGACACATCAGAACTTATCATGCTTCGAAGGTGAGACCAAAGACTATTCAGGACCTGACAGCCGACGAGAGGGAGAAGATCCTCCGAGAAGCAAACATGAGATGCTATCGTGAGATAGCCGAGGATATGGATATCCCGGTTGGCACAATTCGGAGAGTCGTGAGAACACACCGAAACAGCCGACTAAAACGCTATATGGAAACGCACTGAGGAGGAACAATGGTATCAAAAATCGGAGTGTGAACTATGAATGAAGCAATCGATGATATCGAAGAAATAAATGAAGTGCAGGTTGAAGACATGCTTGAGTTCATCAAGAAAGTTGGATACAAGCAGCAAGTGCTACAGTGGGTCTGCAGGAACTTCACTGATGAAGAGATCCTCAACGCCATTGACGACACATTCCCGATGGTTGAGTACCTGCGTGAAGCCGGATACTGGGTAGAGGTAAGATGAATCGGAGGTTGTCAGAAGGAGGCTTAAGATGAAATTCCTCGAAACAAATCATACATTCCTTATCTCCACACAAGACATTCGCCAACTCTGGTCAGAATGTAGGAAATTGGACATGACCGAGTATCCAGTGTTGAGGAAGTTTTTGAGAGATCTCAGTGAAGTGCCCGGAGTACTGGAGGAAAAATGATACAGAACATATCTCCTAAAATGGCTGAGGATTCACCAGAATCGCTCAGGTTGAACGAACCCCTTGAGAGTAGAGGTGTATAAGCTATGTCCGGACAAAAGCTGACAAAATGGAATTGGACAGGCCAGCGTCTCAAAGCTGCAAAATTAATGGCTCTGGGTACAATGACACAGGACGAAATTGCAAAAGAATGTCAAGTCACCCGGCAGACCATCAATGTGTGGAACAATACTCCGGAGTTCAAAGAGAAGGTCGTCGAACTTGTCCTCCTGGATGAACGAGCTACAAAGGCCGGCATCCTGCAAAGGGCTCTCAAAACATTGGAGGAGAAGAGTAAGGGAGCTGCAGGGGATAAGACTACTGAGCTGGACTATCTCAAGTTCATCTCGGATATCCAAGGTCACACCAAGCAAGGCACTGACATCCAAATCAACAACGTAGAGGTGAACATATCTGAAGCAAGAGAACGCATCACTAGCCGAATCAATAGCATCGCTGCCAGAATCGGAAAGGAACAAAATCCTCAGTGAGCTCACGGATGAGGAGATCCTCCAGCTGGAGTATGACTGGAAGTTCTGGGCCAGGCCTAACCAACTAGCTCCGGAAGGCAACTGGCGATACTGGTTAGTATGTGCGGGCAGAGGATGGGGAAAAACTCGAGTGGGGTCTGAATGGATCCGGGAAAGAGTAGAGTCCGGTAAAGCCAGACGTATTCACCTTGTAGCTCCAACATCTGCAGATGCCAGGGATACTATGGTAGAGGGAGATTCCGGGATCCTTTCAGTATGTCCTCCTTGGAATGAGCCTGTCTATGAGCCATCAAAGAGAAGGTTGACATGGCCAAGCGGTGCAATGGCCCTTCTGTTCTCTGCAGAAGAGCCGGACAGACTGAGAGGTCCTCAATGTGACACTGCATGGTGTGATGAGATAGCTGCCTGGAAGTATCCAGAAAAAACCTGGGACATGCTGCAGTTTGGCCTGAGACTTGGAGATGATCCGAGGGTGGCCGTCACCACAACCCCAAGACCCATTCCACTTGTCAAGAACATCCTGAACGATTCCAGCACTCATGTGACCAAAGGGTCCACCTACGAGAACCTGTCCAACCTGGCACCAGCTTTCATCGACGTGATCATCAGTAGATACGAAGGAACCCGATTGGGGAGACAGGAGCTCAACGCAGAGATCCTTGACGACAATCCGGAAGCCCTCTGGACCAGAGATGTGATCGAGGATAACAGGGTAACGAAAACTCCAGAGCTGGTCAGGATAGTCGTGGGAGTGGATCCTGCAGTCACATCCTCATCATCCGCAGACGATACAGGGATCGTTGTCGCTGGAATGGATGAGAAGCAACACTACTATGTCCTGGGCGATTATACGACCCATACAACTCCGAAGAAATGGGCCCAAGAAGTCATTGCTGCCTATTACAAGCATTCTGCTGACAGTGTCATTGGTGAGGTCAATAACGGCGGCGAGCTGGTGGAGTATACTCTTCGGACAATTGACCCTCTAGTATCTTACAGGTCTGTCCGGGCCAGCAGAGGGAAACAGGTCAGGGCTGAACCTATCAGCGCTCTGTATGAACAAGGGAAATGTCATCACGTCGGGTCTTTCCCTGCACTTGAGGATCAAATGTGTGAGTGGGTGCCCGGTGAATGCAAGAGTCCGGATAGGGTGGATGCTCTTGTATGGGCCATATCGGAGCTCAGTAAATCAAAGTTTGGACCGCAGAAAATGGACTTATCAAAACTTATCAGAACCAAAGCGAGGTAGTCATGAGATCAAAACAATGCCTTACCCTCAGCGGGGAAACACTTTCAATAGTGCACCGTGTCATGAAAGAGCAGAGCTGCAGCAAGAGCAGAGCCATTGATTACCTTGCAAAGTATTATTCGGATAACGAAAGCATCAAGCATAAGAGTGATGTACTTGCAGAGGAAATTGCAACTAAGATCATGGAGAAACAAAAAGAGAGGGATGTGTGAACTACCACCCTATTCATATGGTGGCTTCCTGCTTCATCATCGAATCCAACGACGTTTCAATCCTTGTTTTAGTGGATCTTGCTTTTGAATCACTTCAGAACTACACGAACTGTCCTGAGCTTCTGAGTTTCAATCCTTGTTTTAGTGGATCTTGCTTTTGAATATGATTTTTGCATTAGATACTTCATCCACCGTTTAAAAACGGTGGTCTTCTTACTTCAGCGTGATAATGTTGCGTCGATTGTTTTCCATATAAACTTTTTATACTAGTAGTATACACCCCTACACGCATGAACGACACGTGTTCGACATGCACTTTTTTCAAGCCCCTGGCTGTCACATTTGGTCACTGCAGACGTAGTGCACCGGTTGCGAAAGTTGGTTTTCCTGTAGTCCCTTATGACGAGTGGTGCGGCGAACATGTGTCAAAGGAGAAATAATCATGACAGACACCGCGTTTCTCACACATGCTGGAACACTACTGATAGGGGTAGGCACAGGTATAGTCATCCATGCAAAGCTTTGGTGGAAGAACAAAACCATTGATGAAAAGAAAGAAGCTATCGATGATGCATTAGCAGCCATGGGTGACGGTAAGATCACGGTAGCCGAAGTTCGCGAACTAATCAAGAAGCACCTATGAGGCCATATATGGAGCTCAACGCAGCCCAGGCAGAGCCAAAAAAGGCTCTAACTCTGGCGGCATCAACCGGGGTTACCCGGGCGGATACCTCTACCTCATTTGGAGGATACCTGAACTTTGATACCAGCAACAGGTTCAGGTATTACCAGGAACTGGCCGTTGCTTCTCCTCATGTATCTACCAGCCTTATCAAACTGGGCCTGTCCTTGACCAAGGGAATGCGCTTTGATGGCAACTCAGCTGCAGACGTTGAAGAGTTTGAAACATGGAGCATGAAAGTCAATTTCCTTGAGCAGGTCCAGACACTGGCCAGACTGCTCTGCAGGGATGGTGTGTACCTGGCCCAGACATCAGGAGATGCTCCCATATTCCGGCTAGTGCCCTTGCTAATGCCGGCAGTCACGCTTATCACATCTGATGATCAGCTCGGCAAAAGCAGCACCAAGGATATTATCACGCCACCTGTCACCATGATCATAGTCAATGAATCCGATGCAGCTAAGCGTGCTATTCTCAAACCAGAAGATGTCGTGTATGGCACCCTCAACGCATGGGACGGTGTACAGAGGGACATACTGGGCCGGGATACTTATGGTATATATGGCACGTCGCTCCTGGATCCCATAGAGCTTTCCATCCGGAACCTGCTGAACATCAACCATGGATATGTTTCATTCGTGCAGAAATACGGCAATGGACGCTATGTCTTCAATTTTGCACTGCTTGAGAAGCTCGTGGAACAGGAGATCATTACTATAGAGGATGCTCAGAAAGCAATCGATGCCTGGCTTGAGGAGCACAAGAACCTGAAAGCCAACGAGGACATTGTTGGCGCAGGGATGAGCGTTGTCCCGATCGATGCCAATGGATCTCTTGATGTGATGGCCTTCAAAAAATCACTTGAAACGGATATCCAGATAGGCCTTTTCCAAACGCCATTGTCGATGGGTGACACCAAAGGCTCGACCTATGCAGCTGGCTATGTATCCGAAGAAGACCGCATGGTTGCCTTGGAAGGCCTGCAGAAGGTTGTCCGGAACATTGTGCAGCAGGTAGTCGAAAAAAGGCTGAAGCTACTTGGAAAACCAGAGGGCAGTGTCTGGGTCGAGTTTGACGAGCTCAGCAAGCCTAAGATGGAGTCAAGGGATGTCCTCGAGTGGTTCAATACAGGTGTACTGTCAAAAGAGCAGCTGCTGGAGTGGGGAGGATTTCCTGTAGAGGGTAAGAAATGAAACCCCACGTCCCCCTTATGATAGGCGTTGCTTGGATCGTTATTATGGGTATTCTTGCAGTCTACTTCCCTTAATATGACACTGCTGAGATCTCGTCCGATACTGCAAGCAGAAAGCAGGCTCATTGCTCTATTTGACAGGACTTTTGAGAAAGCAGCGAAGACAAGGACACTTGATTTTGAAAGAGAACTGCCCTGGAATGTCAGGCAGTGGTTCGGTTCGAGCACTTTCGCCTTGCAGCTGGACAAGATTATCACCGAGATAATCAGGCAGTCACTTCTGTATGCAGATGGCCAGATGAAGAAGCTGTCAGCTGCAACGGTCAAAGAGTCCCATATCCTGACCGAAGAGGCTGTCAGGATATCCGGGGAGATATCCGACAAAGCATCTGAAGCAATAGTTAGGATGCTCAAGGACGATGCAATATACTACAAGCACCCGTACGAACTGGCCAAGAGGATCGATGACCTCTGGGATGGCCAGCGGTACAAAGCAGTCGCGTTCGCTCAGACATTCACAGCAGATGTTGCCACCGCTACCACCGTACACCGCTACAGGCAGTATGGCGTTGAGTACATGGAGTTCGATGCGGAGTTGGATGACAGGACAACCGACCAGTGCAGATGTCTCGATGGCACGATATTTGACCTTTCTAAGGACAGTGTTGATAGATATCGTCCTCCGTTGCACCACCGCTGCCGATCTGGTCTCCGGCCGATACCGATTACTCGAACAATTGATGAAAACAAGCTCTTTGAGAATCGTGATTTCTCCGGCACCTTGGATGATCCCGAAGATATCGCAAAGGCTTTTGGAAACATCGAGAAGTTCAACGAGAAGTACAGGATCTCTCAATATGTCATCGACCAGGACCTGGCCGCCAGGATCATGCTTGAGAAGGGTGTGAGTGTTGGTGTTAGCGGGCCGGATTTGGATATAATACTGAAACTAGCACCCACAAAGAAAGGAACGGGCTTAGTTGATGTGAAAGGCAACCCTATCACTAGTATGCAGGAGGTGTTTGATTCAATCGACAACAAAGCACCAACAATAGAAATACCATTCGAAACACGGCAACAGTTGTCAAACGGGGCTCTTAAACCCTACCAAAACAAAATAATTAACATTGTGGATATTAAGGGCAATTCCGAAACAGGCGGGTATATCAAATTAGACAGCGGGGAACAGTTGTATATTGAGTGGTCCCAGATCATGAAAATATCCAGATATGTGAAGGAAGATATTAAGAATGCAGCAAAGAGAAACAAGAAGCAGATCAGCGAATGGGTAGTGAAAGAAAGAAACGGAAATTTCATTCTAAGGAGAGATTGAATTGTCTATCATTCTGCAATTTTTCCATATAAAGTTTTTATACTAGTAGTATACACTCAACATTATCTAATGGTAATTATTGAGGGCGTAGCCTTTCCATTAGACAAACTCAACAAAAACGGCTGGGGCGTACCCGCCTCAGAAGCAGATAACGCTATCTCCTCTCTCAAAAACGCTGTGATAAGGGTATGCCCCCGTGATTCCCCACATGGGTGCGACTATTCTGAAGATCCTAAAGCTGAGATTGGCAGAGTCCTCGATGCTTGGAAGGAAGGTCAGGAGATCAAAGCTCGTGCGGATATCACTGATTCTGTAGCATCACAGAAGATCCAGGAAGGCACATGGCCCAAGAAATGGAGTGTCTACTCCAAAGCATCATCTCTAAAAGATGGATGGGTGAGCGGCATTAATGCCCGTTCTCTCACACTGGTCACAAACCCCGCTTGGGGGAATGCCAGTTGGGAAGTTGTTGCAGCTGACGGTGAATCACTGGGGATTCACTCACTTAACGTTTTTTCAATACAAGCGGTAGATGATATCATGACTGAAGCACTTGAAACACCAGCCGGTGGGGAAACATCCACCGAGCTTGCAGAGCAGCTCGCTCTCAAGCAGAAAGAGATAGACGGCCTCAAACAGATGGTTGCGTCCCTCGAAGGAGAAGTATCCAAGAGAATGCCTGTCGAAGAGGTTCAGAAACTTGTGGCATCCGAAGGCCAGAAGATCGCGGCTGCTGAGATTGAGAAGTATAAAGCAGAAACTGCAAAGACCGCAGCCTTTGAGAAACTCGTAGCAGCCAGGAAGGACCTCGGCCTCGAAACAAAAGCAGAGGACTATCAGACACTTACTGCCGCAGATGTCGAGAAGATGGCTGATGAATTCAGCAAGATCAAGCTCTCAGCTGGATCTCATGTAACGTATCCAAGCAACCCTGGCTCCGGAACAGTCGGAAGATGGGATCCAACCAAGAAAGAATGGGTGATCTGAAATGGCATACTCAGGCGTTGTAAAACCCAATAATAAAATTGTGGCAGGCGGAAATCCTCTGGTCCAGGAACTGAAGGTTGAGAATGCGACCAACATGTATCCGGGCAGGCTCGTCAAGAAGGGCACAAACGATGGTGATATTGTCGTCAACACCGCAGGAGGCGCAGCAATAGGCTGGCTCGGATACGAGCAGGCAAACCCGGTATTCATGCCAGCTGATGTCGACACAATCTATGCCCAGAACGATATGGCACCTGTCCTGAACGGCGGCGGTTTCTTCGTTGTAGGCAGGCTGGCATCCGGTCAGAACGTGACCAAAGGCACGCCACTCGTTGGAGCTGCAAACGGTGAACTCATAGCAGCAACTGCACTGTCAGTGGCAACTGGTGCAACGCAAGTGACATCCAGTGCAGCAAATGGCCCCATAATCACCGGTTCACTCGGTACACAGGGCGTCATCGTGGCAATCGCAGAACAGTCAGTGGATGCTTCAAGTGCAGCTGCTGACATCGTCGTAAGGAGTCTCATCTGAGGTGAAAAATATGACAAACGCACTCGCAGCATTCTCAAAAGACATGGACACCAAGCTGGTTGACCCGCTTAGGAACGTCCTGAAAGGAAGAAAGCTCGTATATGTCACACCGGCAAAGGGCTTCGGCATCACCTCAGTAGATTGGGGCAAGGTCACCGACGTCAGTGACGGTCTGGTATCATATGGCTTCCGTGATGGAAATGTCGACAAGATCGAAGTGGCTCTCACGAACTCCAAGGTCCCAGTCTACTGGAAGGACTACCTCGTTGACAGACGCATATATGAAAGCTGGCAGACCAAGAATATTGATGTCGATGCCGCATCTGCACTCTCAGCCGCATACAAGGCAGCAAAGGCAGAGGACACTGCAATCATCATGGGAGTTACCAACGATGGCACCAACTATGACATCAATGGCCTCTACCAAGGCGCAGGAAACGACTACTCCACGACCCAGGACTTTGCTACATTCGGGAAAGCAACCACAGCCCTCGCCGGTGCATATGAGCTCATGGATGACGATGGCATCCCAGTGGACAGCCTGCCATTCAACCTGTGCCTGGCAAGCACCCAGTATCAGCAGCTCATGTCTGTCCGTAACGCCAACGGTCTGAGGGAAAAGCAAGATATCCTTGACATGCTCAACGGTGGAGGTATCTTCTCCAGCAATGCCCTCACAGCTGGTACGGGATTCATAGCACCCACTGCTGCAGTTGGAGAACCATACGTTGACTTCTACCTGACATCTGACTTCAGGACCGAGCATGGTGTGGACTCCAAGCACCCTGACACAGGAGATCTCTACGGTCGTGTGTACTCTGCAGGTATCCTGAGGATCAAGCAGGCAAACGCAATCTGCAGGCTGAGTTCAATCTGAGGTGATACACTGGTTCGTGTTAAGGTCAAAGTAAGTCATCTTGCAATCGATATCGACGGCAAGGAGATGAAGTTCAGGAGAGAAGAGGAATTTGAGTGTGCCGAGGAGAGAGCAATTCGCCTCGGTAATTCGGTTCAGATCATTCCTGACATACCCGAACAGGAACCAATGCCACCCGATGAGCAGAAGAAATTCAAGAGCAAAAAGACGGCGGCGTAAAACATGGACAAGCGTGTCATCGTAGCATACGTGGCACTCATATCAGATGAGGATCCTGCTCCCACAGGGGAATCGTGGGAGCAGTCTGCCACAGGTATCGATGGCACGCACTCCATACACATCCATGTAGATCCTGCCAACAACACTGTCCGGGTAGTCGGATTTACCCAGGGCGGCCGCGAATCATTCACTCTGTTGAGGAAAATCGAGGACAGATAGTATGGCCCTATGTACAGCTGCAGACGTCAGAGCAATAGTGGACCCAAAAACCCTCACAGATACTGACATTGGGAACATCATCTCCCATGCTGAGAGCATTGTTGTTCTTACAACAGGTTGTAGTTCCAGTTCGACAGATACCCGGCTTGTTCTGGCATGTACTCACCTTGCAGCTGCCATGACTCTCCAGAAGATGAAGTTCACCGGAGAGCTGGCCCAACAGGTCAAGTTCGGCAGCGAGTCGCAGTCCAACAGTGTGGATGTTGATATCGAGAAGCATGAGAAGGCCGCTGAGAAGTACATGAAGCAGTACAGGTTCTCTGTTTCGGGATACTCTGTACTCTATGGCCGGGCCGGAGTCAAAACGGTGAACAAAGGAGATTGAACATGGTAAGCGATACCGGGATGGTTCACACCTGCAGTATTGTGAGCAGGACACAGACCTCTCAGAATGAGTACGGTGAACCTATATATACAGAAACATCTACGAGCTCTCCGTGTAGATTTTTCCACAACAACAGCAAAAGCGGGCTAATAGACCCAGAAAGCGGGAAGTATCTGGTTGCTACTCCGGCTGTGATACTGCCTGCAGTCACATCAATTGCAGAAGGACAGGTCATCACAAGCACAGTACCCGGCTTCTCAAAAAGGTATACTGTCACTGCCGTGAAGCCAATCTTCTGGATGTTCTCAAACACCCTGCACCACTATGAATGTGACCTCAAGGCGGTGGAATAATGACCGAAATAGACACCGATACTTATAACAAAATCATCGAAACGCGCAACGACGTCAAGCATATCAGAGCCTCCATTGACCAGATCAATTACCGCATCAACGAGCATGACAAAACGATCCGTGATCTGGGAAGATGCCCGGTCGATGATCATGAAGAGAGAATCCGGGCACTCGAGGACCAGCAGAACAAATGGCTGGGGAGGAATGCAGCAATTGGATTCGTTGTGCTTGTTGCTCTGCAGGTGCTTGGATTCCTAGTGTCTTTTTCAGGAGGATGACCATGTTCAAAATGACCGTCAGTGGAGTGAAGGAGCTCGAGAAGAAGCTGGATGCCCTCGGCAAGGATATCTCAGATGTCCTCGAGGAAGCCACTTCAGCGGGTGCAATGGTCGTGGTCCGCGAAGCTCAGGAGAACTCCGCAAAAGGCGGTGATTTCCCGAACCGCGTCACAGGTAACCTGTTTCGGAACATAGCCGAGGTTAGTCCTGCGGTCATCAAAAAAACGGACGAGAGATGCGAGATGGCTGTAGGGTCCTCAATGGAGTATGCTCGCAGATTGGAATATGGGTTCATGGACACTGACAAGATCGGCAGGCGATACAACCAACAACCCAGACCTTTCTTGAGGCCAGCTCTCGACGAGAATACAGACGAGATCGAGAAGGCCATTGCCAAGAAGCTCGAACAGGTGATCAGGAGGTACTCATGACCTCCTTGCATGGCGCCATTCGGACACTGCTGTATAATGACAATGCAGTCCGGGCTATTGTTGACAGCCGAATATATCCACTGAAGATGCCGCTCAACGCCACTCTGCCGGCACTGACCATTCACAAGATCAGTGGACCACGTGACCACATTACCGGCCACGGCACTCCACGATACCAGGTCTCGTGCTGGGCAGGATCCTTCGCGATAGTACAGGACCTGTCAGAGGCAGTCATATCCTGCCTGGAACGCTACAAGGGGATAGCATCTGGAAACCACATCAAGAGGATTGTATACGTCAATTCACTTGATGCAATTGAGGACGAGACAGGCCTCTATCACGTACCTGTCGATTTCAAAGTAATTCACTTTCCACCATAAGGAGACATCAAAATGGCACAGACCACAGTACAGAATGCCGGAACCATAAGATTCGGTTCCGGAAAACTTGAGGTAGGCACCTCAGTAGCAACGCTTGTCGATATCGGAGCAGTCCGGAACGCAGTATTCAAAGAAGAATGGGAGGACGTGGAGGTCAAGAGCGACAATGCGGGTGTCGTGAAGGTCGGCGTCAAGGAGCACGTTGCATTCATAGAATGTGACATGATGGAGGTCAATTTAGCGAACCTCAACACCATCAGAGGTGGTCTGGACACCTATGCAACTGTAGCGGGCACGCCCATAAACGTCGAGAATGAGGCACATACTCTCACCGGAACCGCATCCGTGAGGCTAAACCACCGGAACGGAAACGGCACAGAGGTCAGCAACATCGTTGTGACTGATGCCAGCGGCAATGCAGCTGTCCGGAACACCGACTACGTGATTGCTGTGGACAGTGCTGGATATACCACAATTGCCAGGGTGAGCGGCTCAACCGTGATATCCTCTGGTGAAGGTGTACTGGTGGACTATACCTACACCCCGAACTCAGCTGTCACGCTCAAGAGTGGTGGCAAGACAGCGATCGCTGACAGGGTGGTAAGGATCACAAACACCGATGAGAATGGCAAGAAGTTCCAGATCACTCTCTACAAGGCCACAGTCAACGAAGGCCAGAACATCGAGTTCCCTGCAGATGACGACGACGACCCTGCAATGCCACACCTGAAGATGAAGGGAGTCCTGGACGTCACAAGGCCAGTCGGCGACCAGCTCTTCGAGATATACGATGAACAGGGGGCATAATCCCTGTCATCTGATATTCTGAAGGACTTTGGTACGGTGGTCCCTCAGAAGAGGATCGCCAGGATAGCAGGGGAAGAGGTTGATGTCTCTGTATTCTCTACCCGTGCAACCCTGAAGCTCATAGAGCTCACATCATCTCCGGAGAAGCAGGCTGCTCTTGAGTCTGGCCAGGGAATCGAGGATCTCCTTGAGGTGGTGGCAATCGCCTGTCAGAGATCCAATCCTAAAATAACAAAAGACTGGCTCATCGACAACGTGGACATGTTCACCCTCGTTGAATTTGCACAATTTGTCATGGAGCCGGTGACTGCCCGACTCAAGGCTATGGAAGCCAGGCAAGGCACAGAAAAAAACTTACCCTCACCATCGGAGACATCTTCGCCCAGCTCGGAATGATGTACTCATGGGCTTCTCCTGACTACATCCTTGATGAGATGTCCTTGGAACAGGCTATGATGTACTATGAGAAGGGCGTCAAAGGAATCGAGCTGCAGGCCAAGGTGTTCTGGTCTGTGCTCGGTAAGGCAATGGACCAGAAACAAGAGCAGGAAAATCCCGAAACACTCGTGGGAGATGAACCAGACCTTGCTAAGTTCCGGGCAATCTATGGAAATGCTATCAAGAGAGGTGCGTAATGTCGGCAATCGGTAATCTTGTTGTATCAATCGTTGGTGATATTGGCCAGCTCAAGAAGGCATTTGCGGAGGTTGGCAACGAGGTCAACCAGCTCGGTGGCAAACTGCAAAGTGCAGGCAAGCAGATGTCTGCGGCCGGCAAGACCATGTCAATGGCAGTAACAGCACCGCTGGTGGGTATGGCTGCCCTCTCATATAAGACTGCAGTTGATTTCGACGACTCCATGAGAAAGGTGATGGCAGTATCCGGTGCCACCGGGGAAGAGTTTGAACAGCTCCGGTCACTTGCCAGGGAACTGGGTTCCACAACTGCCTTCTCAGCATCTGAAGCCGCAGAAGGTATGCAGTATCTTGCAATGGCGGGATTCAATGTGAATGAGATCCTTGCAGCAACCGATGATATGCTGAACCTGGCATCCGCTGGGGCTATCGACCTGGGCACAGCTGCTGATATAGCTTCCAATGTCCTGACAGGATTTGGGCTGCAGGCATCAGAGGCAGGGAGAGTTGCTGACGTGCTTGCAAAGGCCGCAGCATCATCCAACACCGATATTCAACAGCTTGGTGAGGCAATGTCCTACGCAGCACCCCTTGCAGCGGCGATGGGTATGTCAATGGAAGAGGCCGCATCCCTCATCGGTAAGATGTCCGATGCGGGTATCCAGGGAAGCAGGGCGGGTACTGCTCTTAGAGGTGCTATGACACGGTTGGCAAGCCCCACTGCTAGAGTAGCGAATGTGCTGGAACAATACAACCTTACCCTTGCAGACGTGGACCCCAGCACGCGTTCATTCACGGATATCCTCGAGACTCTGTCCAGGGCTGGGTTATCCACGGCAGACGCTATGGAGTTGTTCGGACAGGAAGCCGGGCCGGGTATGCTTGCCCTGATGAGTATAGGTACTGATGCTATCAGGGAGCAAACATTGGCATTAGAGAATGCGGGTGGTGCCGCACAGGAAATGGCAGACATCATGCAGGGTGGCCCTGGTGGTGCAGCACGTGAATTGAAGTCTGCTATGGAAGAACTGATGATCGCGATGGGCGACGTTGTGACAGTGGGAGTGCTTCCTCTTGTCAAAGGCATGACAGCACTTGCACAGCGGCTGTCAAAAATACCCACTCCTGTTCTGAAAATCATCGTCGTACTGGGAGCAATCGCTGCTGCAGTTGGTCCGGTACTGCTTGTCGTTGGTACTCTCATGTCCGGGATAGGTGGCCTGCTTACATTCATTGGGGGAGCTGGTGGCCTGACTGCAGTGGTAGGTGGCCTTGGAGCTACACTCTCGGGAGTTGTAGGTGTGATACTCGGTCCGGTGGGAATAGCACTTGCAGCCTTGGCGCTTGCTGCATATGTGATATACAAAAACTGGGATAAGATCGGCCCCGTGGTCAAAGAGACATTCAACACTATCAAAGAAGCCGCTACTCCCGTAATTGAACTCATCAAACAGTTTGTCACTGATGCACTCGAAGTGTTCGGTGGGTGGTGGACAGACAACAGTCCCGTGATCACTGCTGCAGTAAGTGTGATCGCATCTGCTATCATGTGGCTGATTGAAAGCCATATCAAAGTACTTCTTTCCGTGGTGCAGGCAGTATTGCCCCCAATCATCTCAATAGTATCCTACGTTGTTGAACAAATCGGAAACTTCATTGTCCTCGCGGCACAGCTCATCACTGGCGACTGGGCGGGGGCGTGGAATACAGCTGGAATAATCGTGTCCACCTTTGTGGATTATATCACGGGGATATTAGACGGACTGCTTGGTATCATTACCGGATGGTTTGATCGGTATGATACAGCTTTAGAATGGTACCTTGGGTATTACTGGACCAGGATTCAAAACTATGCAGCTGGAATATTGAACACAGTCACATCTGCAGGTGGGGCTCTGTGGAACACTGTATCCACTGTGCTGAATTCGATATACTCTACTCTGTCCGGGGTACTCTCCACTATCGTTTCATTCCTTGTCAATGCAATGAGCTCTATGCTGAGCGGGTGGTCAAGTGGCTGGAGCAACATTGTTGCAGCTCTACAAAATGCAGTGAACAACATATCCTCTATCATATCTTCGATGATGAGTGAGACATTGAATACAGTCTCTTCTGCAGGCGGGACTATGAGAAACATCGTGTCCAATGTGCTGAATTCGATATACTCTACTCTGTCCGGGGTACTGTCCTCTATAGTTTCGTATCTAGTTGGTGCGATGAATTCCATGCTAAGCGGGTGGTCAAGCGGCTGGAACAACATCGTTGCAGCTCTGCAGAATGCTGTGAACAACATATTCAAGGCCCTCTCTAATGCAGTATCTACGTTCTACAATATCGGTGCGGCATGGATACAGTCACTGATAGATGGAATCAAATCGAAAATATCCTCTCTGACATCTGCGGTCAGCTCGGCACTGAGCTTCTCATCCAGATCCAGCAGTACATCCTCTTCCAGTTCCAGCTCTTCCGGCAGCAGCTCATCCGCAAGCAAGTCCACTACCAGCACAGTAACCAGCACCCTAAGCAGCGTCTCCAGTGCTCTCAGTTCAGCAGCCTCAACTGCTGCAAAAGCAGGGTCCTCCATCATGTCGAACCTGGCCAGGGGGATAACCTCAGCTGCACCAAAGGTCACAAGCGCGGTAAGCCGCGTGGTCTCCCGCGTCAGGAACTATTTCCCTTTCAGTCCTGCAAAAGAGGGAGCATTGAAGAAACTGCCGAATTGGGATGCATTCTTTGTGGATCCCATCTTGGAATCTACCAAGGGCCTTGAAGGGGTGGTCCGGAGCAGAATGAGTGACATTGCAGGCATGGTGCCACCCATTACAGCCGACCAATCTTTCGGAGCTGCAGCTACTGCCAGTAGTCAGACCAACAACATTGGAGGAAACACCCTCATCATCCAGAACATGACGCTGAGCAAGGACTATCCTTTCGAGCAGTTCATGCGTGACTATGAGAGCAGGATGACACGGGCCAGGGTACAGAGAGGTATCAGAGGATGAGCGAAACTGTAGTTGTATTCGATTCTTTCACACTGGATATCCTGGAGAGGAATGAAATCAATGTTGACTTCGAGTTCCAGGAAACTCTTCTGTTGAGCGGTAAGACTGCTATTGATGCACTGGCTGAGCCGAAGTTCGTCAGGTCATACAAATGTTACACTGAGGATTTTGCAGACATCACCACGCTCTTGGGGAAGATTGGCCAGCCCAAAACGTTGGTGATAGATGGGACAAGTTATCAAAATTGCTACATATCCCCGCCGTTCTCCTACAAGGAGATCATCTTCGGAAGCGGGAAGTACACTTACAATATCACATTCAAGAGGGACACTACATGATAACGGCGACTAATGCTAAAGTGGAAAAGATTACCCTGGTCCGTAAGGACGCACAGGGCGTACCGATTGAGAAAACAGAAGTGTTCCCGGATGGCCGGGAAATAACAACGGAGTTGAGAAACTAAATGGCAACAATAACCAACGCAGGAAAACTGGCAGTCGCCAAGCTGCTTAACGGTGTGGACTCAGTGGCAGCCTTCACCTATATGGCTACCGGAAGCGGAAGCACAGCAGAGGCAGCCACACAGACAGCACTTGTGACCGAGAACACGGCCAATGGTTCAGGCAGGGCAGCAGCAACCTGCAGCTATGTAGCGGACTACAAGGCCCGATTTGTAAACACCTTCAATTTCACAGGAGCCGTGACCATAAGAGAGATCGGGATATTCAATGCTCCCAGCGCAGGCACGATGCTCTTAAGGCACGTTCTGACAGCCGACAAAGTGTACAGCAACGGGGAATCTGTCGAGATAACCGTAGACGTGACGGTCAGCTAAACGAACTCATGAGAGATGAGCTATGGCATGGGATGACACTAAGATAGAGGACGGAGGAGAAACCGCTGACGGCAGACTGTCGGCTGCCGAATATAACGCACTTGTGGCATACGTCAAGACCAGCCGTGCCCCTCTCCGTTGGGGATGGGAAGGCGATCTGACGGTTGCATCGCTGTTCCGGCATGAGATAAGGGAGTCATGCACCATAAAGGAAGCCTATGCATCGGTTAAAACAGCACCCACAGGCGCATCTTTACTTGTGCAGGTCTACAAGGTATCCGACCCAACTGTCACACCTACGACAACGGACAGCATCTTTTCAAGCGACACTCCCATCACCATAGCAGCAGGGAACACTTCTGCAACCGGAATCCTGGACTCAGAAAGGGTGTCCTGCTCTGCGGGAGATGTCCTTATCGTGGCGGTGACTCAGATAGGCAGCACGGTAGCGGGCAAGGACTTGTATGTGCAGGTGAGCTTCTCATGATGGAAAGGGTGACCAACGGCGGTGCGGAGGACGGAAATACAGGATGGACGGTAAGCGGGGCAAATACGGGTTCATCGACAGGCTCCATATATGAAGGAGACAGGGCGTTCAGAACTTATGCTTCCATTGGTGGTCCTGCGGGCGTGTATGGGACTGTAACGGGGTTTATATCACAAACAGTAGATTTTA